ATCCAGGCCACGCTGCACCGGTGGCGGGATCAGCCGTGGTCCATGGTGCGCGAGGCGTTCAAGGCGGAACCGGACGCCTGGCAACTCGAGGGGCTCGAGCTCGTGGCCAAGCCGGAGACGGAGCGCCTGGCGTTCAAGGCGTGCAAGGGCCCGGGCAAGACCGCGTGTTTGGCGTGGATCATTCTCTGGTTCCTGATGACGCGCCCGCACTGCCGGATCGGCTGCACGTCGATCACCGAGGCCAACATCCGCGCCAATCTCTGGCCCGAGCTCTACACGTGGCTGTCGAAGAGCCAGTTCTGCATGGAGACGCTGGCCTGGACCAAGACCGCCGTCGTGAACAAGCGGCATCCGCAGTCGTGGTGGGCGCAGCTGCGGACGTGGCCGAAACATGGGGACCAGCAGCAACAAGCGGACGCATTGGCCGGGCTGCACGCCACGCACGTCATGGGCGTGGTGGATGAGGCGGGGGGCGTGCCGCAGTCGGTGCTGGTGGCGCTCGAGGCGATCCTGGCCAACGCCGAGCACGGGGAAGCGAAGCTGCTGATCAGCGGCAACCCCACGCATACGACGGGACCCTTGTATAGAGCCTGCACGGTGGACCGCACACTGTGGAAGGTGGTGACGATCACCGGGGACCCGGACAGTCCGATGCGCAGCCCGCGCATCAGCGTGAAGTGGGCGCGCGAGATGATCGCGCAGTATGGACGCGAGAATCCCTGGGTGCTGGTGAATGTGTTCGGGGAATTCCCGCCGGTCAGCATCAACGCCTTGCTGGGCGTCGAAGAGGTGCAGCGCGCCATGCAGCGCAAGCTGGACCCGGTCCAATACACCTGGTTCCAGAAGCGCCTCGGGGTGGACGTGGCGCGGTTTGGCGACGATCGCACGGTGATCTGGCCCAGGCAAGGGCCCATGAACTGGCAGCCGGTCATCATGCGCAACGCCGACACGACGCAGATCGCGGGGCGGGTGGCGCATAACTGCGAGCGCTGGACCGCGCTCGACGACGTGCCCGTCGAGCGGATCTTCATCGACGACACCGGGCACTGGGGCCACGGGGTGTACGACCAGTTGAATACGGGCGGGTGGCCGGCGGTGCCGATCCAATACAGTGCGCCGGCGGTCTTGCCGCAGTACAAGAACCGGCGCAGTCACAACTGGCTGAAGATGGCCGAGGGGGTGCGGCACGGCGGGCGGCTGCCGAACCTGCCGGAGATGGTGCCCGAGCTCACCGAGATCACCTACACGTTCCTGGGCGGGCAGTTCGTGCTTGAGCCGAAAGAGCTCGTGAAGGAGCGCCTCGGGTTCTCGCCGGACCTGGCGGATGCCTTGAGCAACACCTATGACGAGCCGGACCAGCCGGCGCTGGGCGTGGCGTTCCCGATGGCCGGCGGCGGCAAGGTCTTGCGGGACCGCAACCCGTTCACGGCCCGGGACCTCGAGCACAACCAACCGGAGCGGGTGCGTGTTACGCCGTTCGCGGAGTAAGCGCTGGACGGGCCCGGACTGGGCCGTGGTCCAGGGCCTGGTCCTGGGGCTGGTGGCGGCTTTCTTTGCGGTGTGGCTGGTGCTGTTCGGACGGGGCTGCCTCCATGCGTGATGTGCGGTTGCGAACGTGGAACCCGGCCGGCTCCGACCTGGCGCTGGTCGGACGCATGGGGCTGCGGTTCATTCAGGAGACGCCGACCGGCCGGTTGATGGGCGGTGAGCCGACGCTGCTGCGGGTGCAGGCGGCGATCCTCGAGCTCGAGGCCGCGGCCATGGGCACGGTGATCCTGGCCTTCGACACCGAGGGCGTGGCGGTCGGGTTCGCGGCGTTGTTGCGGGTCACGAACCCGTTTACGGGCGGGGTCTGGGTCGATGAAACGGGCATCTGGGTCGAGCCGGAAGCGCGCCGGGACACCCGCGCGGGGCCACTACTCATTGCGGCGTCTGAAAATTGGGCACAACAAGTAGGGGCCGCTGTGCTTAAAATGACCGCGCCTCCGCGCTCGGGGTTCGGGCGGTGGCTGCGCCACAGTGGGTATGAGCTCGCCGAAGAGGCGTTGATCAAGAGGTTCTAATGCCGGCATTCAGTGGCGGGTTCGGGGGCGGGATCGGGCAGTTGGTGGCCGGCGGGCGCGGCCAGGGCGGCATGACCCCGTGGGGCGGACGCCTCCAGCCGATCGGTGTGGCGGCCAACCTGGCCCGCCAGTTGCCCAACTGGATCCGGCGCCGGCCGAAGAAGCCCTACCAACCGCAACAAGGCGAGTCGCCCCTGGCCGGCGGCACCATGAGCGGCACCACCGGCAGCGCTCCGCGGTACTGAGCCATGCCGGCGTTCAGTGCGATCCATCGACGGAAGGCGCGGCACCGGGCCGAAGAGGCCGCGGCGAGCGAGGCGGAATTCGCCCGGCTGGGTCCGCCGCCGGCCCCGCCCCCGGGCGCGCTCTATACCGAGGCCTTCGCGCAGGCGGCCGGCCAGGTGGCGCGCAGTGAATACAGGCGCCGGCGCGCGCGCCCGTTCAATGCGATCACGGCCCGGCCGGCCCTCGGGGCCCAGCAGGGCATCCGGCGCACGCCCGGCGGGCTCTGATGGCCGGGTTATACGACGGGGAGAACCCGCTGCAGCGGCGGCAGCGCTACGAGAAGATGCGCGCGGCGATGGTGTCGGCTCGGCGCGGTGGCGGCTGGGACAGCCACTGGCGCGAGATCGCCGAATACATCTACCCCCGCCGCTACCGCGGGTCGACCAGCGACACGAACAAGGGCACGAAGACCAACCAGAGCATTGTCGACAGCACGGCGAAGTTCGCGGCGAAGACCCTGCAGTCGGGCCTGCACGCCGGCATCACGTCGCCAGCCAGGCCCTGGTTCAAACTGGGCACGCCGGACCCCGACCTGGCGGAATTCGGCCCGGTGAAGGAGTGGCTGCACATCGTCACGCAGCGCATGTATGCGGTCTTAGCCGGCAGCAACGCCTACAACGGGCTGCACAGTCTGTATCTGGACTACGGGCTGTTCGGGGTGTCGCCGATGGCGCTGTTCGATGATGACCAAGACCTGGTGCGGAGTTACGTCTACGCCGCGGGCACGTATGCGGTGAGTCTCGACGCGCGCGGGCGAGTGTCGACGTTCGTGCGCGAGTATCGACTGAGCGTGCGGCAGATCGTCGAGATCTTCGCGGCCACCGGTGCCCGCGGCCTGGACCGGAGTCGGCTGCCGCGCGAGGTGCAGACGGCCTGGGACCGGTCGGAGTATGAAACCACGTTCGACATCTGCCACCTGATCAAGCCGAACGACCACGCGGATGGGACGCGCCCGTGGGCCGGGAACCTGCCGTGGAGCTCGTGCTACTGGGTGGTGGGGCTCGAGCGCCCGGACGTGCAGTTCCTGCGCGAAAGCGGGTTTCACGAGTTTCCGATCTTCTGCCCGCGCTGGGAAATCACCGGCGAGGACTCGTATGCCACCGACAGCCCGGGGCAGACGGTCCTGGGCGACGTGAAGCAGCTGCAAACGATGATGATCCGCAAGGGCCAACTGGTCGAGAAAGCGGTCGACCCGCCGATGAAAGGCCCGAGCTCGCTGCGGACGCAGAAGGTCAGCCTGCTGGCCGGGGACATCACGTATGTCGATGGGCTCGACGCCAACAAGAGTTTCATGCCGGTCCACGAGCCGCGCCTCGAGGGCTACCAGCACCTGACGCAGGACGCGGAAGAGACGCGCTACCTGATCCGCCGCGGGTTTTTCGAGGACCTGTTCCTGATGCTGGCGCAGTCGGAGCGCATGGGGCAACCGATCACCGCGCGCGAGGTGGAAGAGCGGCACGAAGAGAAACTGATCGCGCTGGGCCCGGTGCTCGAGCGCACCAACGACGAGCTCCTCAACCCGATGATCGACCGGCTGTTCGGGATGATGGGCCGCGCCGGGCTCCTACCGGAGGCCCCGCCGGACATTGAGGACGTGAAGCTGCGCGTCGAATACGTGTCGATCCTGGCGCAGGCGCAGAAACTGGTCGGCGTCTCGAGCCTGGACCGGTTCACGCAGACGGTGCTGGCGATGGCGCCGGTCGTGCCGGCGGTGCTGCACAAGGTGAACTTCAACCAGATTCTCGAGAACTATCAGGAAGCGCTCGGCACCGACCCGCGCACGTTGAATACGGACGAAGAGGCCGCCGCGCGCGAGCAGCAGGCGAACCAGGGCCAGCAGGCGATGCAGGGGGCGGCGGCCATGAAGGACGCGGCCAGCGCCGTGCAGGCCACCACGGCCCAGCCGATGGCCGAAGGCTCGCCACTCGACGCGATCCTCAACGGAGTGATGTAGGTGCCGCGCCCGGACCTGCCGTCGTTCAATGCCGCGGACCCGCAGGACGTGGCGGCCGGCGCGCGCATGGAGGAATTGCGGCAGCGCCTCGAGCGGAACGACTTGGTGGTGGCGCTGAAGATTGCCGAGGTGCGGCGGGTGCTGTTCCGCATTCTCGACCAGAGCGGTGTGTTCAGCGACGTGTATATCCCTGACCCGATGGAATTGGCCTGTCGCACCGGGCGGCAGTCGGTCGGGCGCTACCTCTGGGGCGCGATCGACGACGTGGACGAGAACGCGGTGATGCAACTGCGCGCCGAGGCCCGGACCAAGATGCGGCAACTACTGGTCGAGGCCGACTCGATGCGGACCCCGACCCACGAGCACGAGTGATCTATGACACCTGAGACGACTGCCCCTGCTGCGCCTGCCCCCGTGGCTGCTCCTGCGTCGACGCCGGCCCCGGAGGCCGCGCCGGTCGCACCAGTCGCGCCGGCCGTGCCGGCGGCGGCGGCCCCGGCCCCGACTGCGCCCGCCGCTCCGGCGCCGGCTGCGGCGGTGCCTGCCACCTACACGTTTGCCATCCCCGACGAGGCCAAGGTCTACATCGGGGCACAAGACCAGGCGCGTCTCGCGCAAGTGGCCACGGCCAGCGGATGGACCCAGGAGGACCTCGACGGCGAGGTCGGGAACATCATCTTGGACCGCAAGGCCACGCACGAGGCGCTGACGGCCGAATTGAACAGCCACGCCGAACTGGGCGGGGGCCAGCGGGACGCTGCGCAGCGGGACATGAAGCGCGCGCTCGACTTCGCCCTGCCGCCGGACAGCCCGGAGCGGCAGCGGTTCGATCAGGACGTGGCCCGCCTGGCGCTGGCGAACTACACGCCGCTGGCCTTGTTCATGGCGCGCATCGGGCGCGCGATGGGCGAAGACGGCCGCGGCGGCTTTACGGTTGGAGGCTCGGCGCCCGAAGCGAAGAGCACCATCGCCAAGCTGTTCCCGACGACCCCGGAGTGAACAGCACCCCTGCGAACGCCTCGCATCCAAAGGATGCTCCCATGATCCGACGCTTTACTCTGGCGTGCGTGCTGCTGCTGGCAGCCGTCGCGCCCGCTCTCGCGGCCTCGAGTGCCACGAGCTCGACCGGCCCGGCCTGGCTCCACCTGCTCGGCCTGGCCGTGGTCGGGGTGACCGTGCTGGCCACCACGAACCTGACGCTGGTGGACCAGGCCAAGCGCCTCGACCCGAACGGGCAGATCGCGGACATTGCCGAACTGCTGTCGCAAACGAATGAGATGCTCGCCGACATGACGTGGAAGGAAGGCAACCTGACCACGGGCGAGCTCACGACGATCCGCACGGCGCTGCCGACCGTCTACTGGCGCCTGATCAACCAGGGCGTGCTGCCGAGCAAGTCTCGGACGGGCCAGATCACCGAGCAAACGGGGATGCTCGAGGCCTACAGCCAGGTGGACGTGGCGCTGGCACAGTTGGGCGGCAACCCGGGCGCGCTGCGCCTCTCGGAAGCGCGCGCGTTTCTCGAGGCCATGAACCAAGAAATGCAGGCGACGGTGATCTACGGCACCGCGTCAGCGCCCGAGGAATTCATTGGCTTGGCGGTGCGCTACTCGGACACCACCGCCGGCAACGGGGACAACATCATCAAGGCCGGCGGCACGGGCTCGACCGACAACACCTCGATGTGGTTGATCGCGTGGTCCGAAGAGACGGTGACCGGGATCTATCCGAAGGGCTCGACCGCGGGCCTGTCGCACGAAGACCTCGGGATCGAGACGGTGGAGAACGCGAACGGGGTCACGGGGGCGTTGATGCGCGCGTATCGGGACCACTGGATGTGGAAGGCCGGGATCGCGGTCAAGGACTACCGTTACATCGTGCGGATCGCGAACATCGACGTGTCGAACCTCTCGAGCGTCAGTGACGCGGCCGACCTGATGACGCTGATGGGGGACGCGGAAGAGCGGATCCCGAACAGCCTCGGGCGCCGGGTCTGGTATGCGAACCGCACCGTGAAGCGCTTCATGCGCCGGCAAGTGCGGTCGGACGTGATGGAAGGCGGCGGGCTGACGTTCGACAACGTCGCCGGCAAGCCGACGATGGTCTTTGGGGACACGCCGATCCGCACGGTCGACGCGATCCTCTCCACCGAAGATGTGGTCGTGTAGGGAGCCAGCCATGATCCTTGACAAACTCGCGGAACTGTCGACGGCGCAGGCGGTCACCTCGGCCGACGCCTACAGCGACTTCTCGTATGACCTCGGGAACATCACCCCGAAGCACCGGATCGGCACCGGCACGCCACTCTCGCTGATCGTGGTGGTGATCACGGCCGCGGCGGCGGATGGCGGCAGCTTCACCGACACGTTCGACGTGATCGCGGTGGCCAGTGCCAATGCGAACCTCTCGAGCCACGTGGAGTTGATCAAGCGCCGGATCCCGGCGGCGGCCCTGACGGCCGGCGCGGCGTTCGACATCCCGATCCCGCAAGCGATCCAGTCGACCGGCGCGCTGCGGTATCTGGGCGCGCGCTACGAGCTCGGGACCGACGACACGATCACGGTCAGCTGCTACATCGTGCCGACCGAGCACGTGGGCAGTTGGATGACCTACGCCAAGGGCTACAGCATTTAGCTCTGGTGTGGCGAGCCCCCGCGCTGTCGGCAGTCCGGCGCGGGGGTTCGGTGGACCGACGATGCACACGATCATCATTCACGGGGCGCAGGTCACGGGGGACCCGCGGCCCCCGAAGTATGGCCGGGCGGCCGAGCTCTGGGGCTGCACGCGCTGCAATGTGCGCTACTGGGGCGGCAAGCTGACGGACTGGGACCGGTGGGTGGACGTGCACCCGCTGGTCAAGACGAAGGACTTCCCGGGCATTCCCGAGCGGCGGCCCGAAGCGTGGCGCTGGTATTGCGCGCAGGACGGCCGCCGGCCGATCTACCTGCAGGCGCCCGAGCAGCACAAGACGCAGCAGGCGCTGGCGCTCGAGCGGTTCCAGATGGTGCCGGGGGCCACGCGGTTCCCGATCGACGCCATCCGCGCAGCGTTCCCGACCCGCGAGCGCTGGGGCGAGGCGCCGGGCCCGACCAAGATGTTTTACAGCCAG